GTTTGGAGCTTCGATCGTTCCCCAAACTGTTTCCCCTTCTCGTCCCGTCTGGACTGTTATCTGAGCATAGGTTCTGCCGGAGGCTTCCTGCCCGGCGTCCTGTGATGCCCGGATGATCTCGTCCCTCATCTGGGTGAGACCCTCAGCCAATATCTGTTCCAGTCCTACCGCCATTTGTTTCTGGGTTTGCGAGCATTGGCTTTCTGCTGAGCCTTACGCTCCAGTTCCTTGTTCAGTCGCTCCCGGAAGAGGTGACTCTGCAAGTTGGTGAAAAGGAGGTTGTACACCTTCCCGTATTTCCATTCCAGAATCTCATCCGGGTCTTTCGAGTAGTCCTTGGCCAGTGCAGTGATGGTGGCCATCTCGCCAACCACCAAAGAGAATTGAGCAATGCCGGCTGCCTTCTCCTCAGCACTGGGCTCGTACTTGAGCTCAGTCTGTTCCCGTTCAATCCAGTGTTTGATGCCCATGAGAACCTCATACCAGTACTCAACAATTTCGGAGGTGTTCCTGAGACTCCATTTGACGCCGAGACATTGCATGCCTTCCTTCATCTTGTCAATGTCGGTCATCTCCTTGTCAGTGATGATCCGGCCAAGCTCTATGCGTTGGCCGAACGTCATCTGACCGCCTTGTATGTCGATTCGCTGGATCATTTTATGTAGCAATGTTTGAGACTCCAGTATGGTTCTGGAATGTCCCCGACCTCCACTAAACTGACTACGTACTCAGTCCCGTGGCTAAGGTCAGGATACGTCACACTCGACTTCTTCCACCCGTCCTCTTTGGTCCATAGATAGTCAAAAACAGGGTCTCCGGTTTCACCAATAAAGCCTTGTGAAACAAAGTTCTCTGGTTGCGAGATGGCGAATACCAGTAGCTGGAGACCCTCTGGACTGAACAGAGCTTGTAAACAGTCCGGGGGAGAGACCGGCATGGGCAAGTCCTGTCGGTCAAAGAATAGAGTGTGCCCCGACAAGTCAAACCCGGGCTTTACCACTTCGAGGAGGGGGCGCCAGATCTTGTTCTTGTACAGTTCAATGCACCAGTCCTGTTTGAAGGTGAACTCCAGCCCAACGCTTACCTCATTGGCGTCAAACCTGGAAGACGGGTACAGCACCCGGACAGTGTTCATGATTTCCGGATATTGCTTGACCAGCTGAGAGGTCTTGAGCAAGTAGAGGAAAGGCCTGACCATCTGTTCCTCAATTTGATTCTTCAACTCCAGTCGTCCGATGGTGGGCGAGTTCTGGCTGAACTTCGTGTCGCCTTTGTAGGCATCGTTGGCCATCGGCTCAAACTTGCAGAAGTAGACCTGCATGATGGTACGCTGAGTTGGGTAGCCCCGGTACGGGGTATCGTAGTAGCCAGTGGTAGGTTCCTCAACATAGACGAAGTCGGACGAGGTCCGATTGCCGTCCGAGTCTGTAACAAACCTCTCCATCGTGTCCACTTTGACGTTCAGCATCCGAGCCTGGTCACACTCAAAGACGGCCAGAGGATTGACCATCTTGACCATGTCGCGGATGAGGGTTATGATGTTCAGTATCATCGTTTTGTGGGGATTATTATTTTGGCGGACTTCATGCCAGTCGCCTTCGGCTTGATCTCGAATATCATTCGCATGATGAGCATGTCCAGGAAGTCCGGTGACCTTCCGAGGAGCTGCTTCATGGTGTCCTTGGAGATGAGCTCTCGCTTCTGCTCAGCGGAGTTCGTGTTCTTGGACTTGAGCACCGTCATCTCCTGCTTGATTTTCTCCTGAACTTCTGGAGAGCAGATGATGTGGATCTGGCGCTTGTTGATGAGCTCCGCCAGCTTGAATGCGCACTCCGACTTGATGTTGTTGTACGTCTTGGAGTCAATAGCTGACTGTCCTCCGTGAAACTCCCGGATGCCTTTCAGGTAGCTCTCCAAGTAGAACCCAAGTCCGTCAGCGTCAGAGACGATGCTGGACCGGGGGACTTTCAGACCGGTGGCCAATTTGGCGATCTTCTCCTCCATCTCCTTGCCTTCCGAGAAGCCTTTGGCGATGGGGATCCGACAGACCATGCCGTCCCAGGTTCCAACCACCCAACTGTCTCTACCTTTCCCGGCAAGGTCAGTGCTAATGAACCGATTGCCCGTCGGGAGTACGAACTCATTGCTGAACATGTCGCACACTGCATCATAGTCGACCAGCCAATTCGGGTCATCGTCATACTCCCAGTTGCCAAAGACCAGTCGCTCGATCTGCGACTGGGTCAGGTTCCGGAGAAGCCCCTCAATGTACGTGTCTGGGAGAGTCTTGTTGTCCTGGGGCAGAGCTTTGACGAACCGACGCCAAGGAGGCAGCTTGTTCTCCTTCCATAGCTTGTAGTAGTCCGTGTAGAGGAAATTGTTGGACGGGTTGCAGGTGGTGAGGAGTTTGGGAGCCAGCTTGTAGACGTCATTCTTCCATCGACCGATAGAAGCCTGGAGGTTGGTCTTCGCCTCGCGGGTAAACTCGCCACCCTCTTCGATCCATCCCCGAGTCATCTGCATGGAACCGAACCTCTCATACATGGGGTCACTGGGGTTATACTTGGCATCGATGAGGTAGATGCGGCTTTTGTTGTACAACTCGAAGAAGTTGTATTGGCCATTAAAGTGGTAGTAGTTCTTCGTGATGCCCCAGTGGGTAAATACCTCGTAGATGGAGGGAATAGTGTACCGGACCAGGTCGGCAGCCGTCTTACGCGCAATAAAATAGAATGTCTCTGGGTAGGTGAGGGCATCGCCGCCTATCAAGGAACACCCGAGGTAGGATTTGCCAGCACCTTTCGTGCCGGCATACAGAATGTCAGTGACCGAGTCATCAAGCCATAACCGAGCCACTTCCTTCTGCTTCTCGTTGCCTTTGGTGTCAAATTGAAGTCGGCGTCCCATTTTATTTTACCTCCATTCCTGTTATCTGTTCGAGAGTAATGCCTCCCGTCAGGTTGACATTGGTCTTGCGTCCTTGAAGTACCTGGATAAGGCTGGCAGCGTACTTGCCAACCAGGGCTCCCTCAATTTGCTGGGAATTGATGGCGTCCTCGATGGTGCCACCAATTGCAGCTGCTACCGGATCCCCCGTGAGTTCCCCGTACTCAACAGGATTGATCCCAGCGAACAGCCTGAATGACTCGATGGTCATCGGGCGGGAAATGTAGACGCTGCAGTCGTCGCCATTCTTATTCTTGTGAGCCTGGGAGAAATAGTTATCCTTCATGAATTTGCAATACTCAATGAATGCAAAATAAAGCTCCTCCGCATCGGTGGGCTTTACAAAATCTCCGGCGTCTCGCCTTTTCTGTCCCTCCTCCATATAGGCGAGCGGACTCATTTTATATGTACTTCGTGCCATGCCTCAAATATAATTAAACCTTATACAAATTAAAAATTTATTTCTGCACAACAATCCCCGGAGCGTTTGGCCCGGGGATCTTTAATTTATTCGCTTACGCGAATGAGGGTCACCCCGAACCACAGGAACTTGACCGAAATGCCGTTCGGCCAAATCATACCTTCGTGGACCGTGGCGATGGAGGGGGTCCAATTACAGTACTTGGTATTGACTTCCGAGTACAAAGCCCAGTTCTTCCCGAGCTGCTTAAAGTGTTTTGCTTTCATGCTTGCTGAGTTTTAGTTTCGTATACGCGAGTGCCGTCCAGTATTTGTGGGTCGAGAGAAGTCCCAATTTGGCACCAGTTCTACTGACTCTGTCAGTTCTACTGACTCTGTCAGTTCTACTGACTCTACCAATTCTACTGGACCAATTCTACTCGCCTAAGACTTCTTTTTTGAACTTTTGGATCCGTCTCTCCGTTCTCTCCATCTGCTTGATGGATCGGCTCAATATCCGTTTGGGACTATTCCACCATTGGCGGATCCCGCCGAAAATCGCGAACAGGCCGATGATGGCCAACAGGTAAATTGCAATCATTTTCTACGCCTCCTTTCTAATTTGTTTTGTAGTTTGCGGACCTCAACCCAGTCCTCGTGCCGCATCCATTCCGGACGGGATAACAGAGTCAGCTGACCCCGTGCTATTTGCATGGTTGTCTTTTTCAATTTGCGGGCGTAGTCCAGGACCTCCCGCTCCTCTTTTGAATAGATCCCCAGCCATCGCCGGAACACTCCAAGTTTCCCAGTTGGGGGTAGCCCCAATTTCTCGGTTTTTTCCATAATAAACAATATTTGACCAGTAGTAAACAATAAAATTTCTTATTGTTTCTCACCTAAGTGATTGATATTCAATTGATTAGGTCCCCAATTCTCCTCT